TTAGCTTGCTTTCAAAATTGTTTCTTTATTTTCTATTTCAACATCTAATGTTTGAAATTTTAAATTTAAATCATACTCTACCGCCGAAGTGTCAACTTCGTGTACTAATTTAAATTTTAGTACAGGCTTAATAGTTGTAATTTCTTTTTCTGATACTTCTTCGTAAGCAATTATATTAAAATTATTAAAGAAAAAATCTGAACCTACGGCTCCGAAGAAGATGTCATCTTCTTTTACTTCATAGATATAATCATCTACGTCATAATATTCTTCCTGAAGATATTCGCTATCATAATATTTATCTGAAAGAACTTCTTCAAGTTTTTTTAAAAATGCTAACAACTCATGATAATGACCAGTATTCTTAAATTCTTCAGGTTTAAAAATATATGGTTTTTCAAGCATATTATAATTATGATAAACTTTCTCTTTTTGCATGATTATTTTTAATCCTGTACTTTGTTTAAATTCTCTTATAAAAGTACTAATTGGATGACAAACAAAAGAGTCATTTTCTTCATCTCTTACAAAGCTAGTATTGATATTTTTTAGTATATCTACATAGCTTTTCTGATTTTCTATATTTTCATCAAATATTATTTTTAAATCTTCATAAGGATTTATAATATCTTTATCCATTCCTTTAAATTCACAAGACAATTCTTTATTTTGTGAATTTATAATTACTTTATATACAGTATTGTATAAAGTGTCAAATTTATTTTGTTGAGCTACAAATAAATCTTTTGAAAGATTTTCAGAACTTATAAGAATGTTAAAAATTCTTAATTTTCCCCATTTATTTACATTTCTGATATATAAAATAATATTTTTATATATTTGATCATTGTATTTAACTAGTTCAAAAATATTAAAATTTTCAAACTCAGGCAAATTGTCATTTAGTTTACCTAAAATTTGAGCATGATTCTCTTCAAACTCTAAGTTATCTTCAACAACTAAAACTATTTTAAATTGTTCTTGTGTGTAGATAAGAACAAAATCGCCAGCTTTAATACTTTCATCAGTAGTATTAAAGTTATATATTTTTGAATTTTCTCTAAATTGAATAGCTATAGTTTTCATGATTTCTCTCCTTTTCTTTTTTTAATTTTTATATATTTTTCAAGATTTATTTCTTTCTTCAGTTTTTTCTTGCTGCATTAATAATCTTAATGCTTTTTTGAAAGTACCTTGCTTGTTTTCAGCATTCCCTATGTATTCGATTATGTCTGCATCTGTCTTCTTATTAAGCTTCACATATAACTTTATGACATTTATTGAATCATATTTTTTATTTGCTTTCCTTTTTGCTTCGCTACCCATCTTGCCACCTTTCTTGTGAATATGTTATAATATCGAAAGGCGGCTACTCCGTCGCCTGTTTTTTTACTTAATGACGAGGGGTTTTATTCCCTCGTCATTTTAATTATTATTTTAACAGTTCATTTATCTCTTCTAATTTCTTTAATAGTCTACTCTTTTCTTCAAGTAGATTTTTTCTGTCGATTTCTTCTTTTGAGATAATTGTAAATTTTGTTTTCTCTTCTTCGTTTAAAGAGTTGAAATATTTTTCGCTTATTTCAAATGTTATTTCAGCTCCATCCGTGAAAGTTACGCTTGGATAATTAGCGCTCCCGCCGGAAGGATGAAATTCGCCTTTGCTTATGTATGCAGATGAGTCTACATAAGTTACAGCAGAATCTCTGTTGTAACGTTCTACTAGCACATAATTTCCAATTGCAAGGAATTTAGAACGTCTACCTTGCGAGATGTCTTCGCATTTGGCTTTTAGCTTCAATGCTCTATCTGTTTTGTCTTCTGTGTATTTGTAAATTTCGTATAGTTTTCTGTCTAGTTTTTCTTTTAAAGTTTCATTTTCTAGATTGAAGACCCATGCTTTTTCATCTTTGTTCCATTTGGCATTTACTGCACGAGCAAAGCTTATGAATGCTTCATTATAAGGCGATACAACAAATAGTAAATTTTCTTTTCTTGTGATGTTAATCATTTTTAGTTCCTCCGTTTTTTTATTGTTTTTTTACTTGTCTATATTCTACCAGTATGGACTGGTAGAATCAAGCACTTTTTTGAAAAAAGTTTAATTATTTTTAAATTTATTTTCTTCAATCCTTATAAGCGTTGAAATTTAAACATTTTTACATAATATTATTTTCATATTTTTTATTAATGAAAATTTAGAAAATAAAAAAATAAGGGGATTAACTCCCCTTAAATAAATTTATATAATCTCTATCTGCACTGCCTGAATTTCGTATCCTCTCCATCCTGCATAGCCGTCTGCTCCGTCGCCATAATCAGTTATCCAACTAAGCCAGCCTTTACCTTTACAGTAAACCCTATACCTGACTTGATGGTCGCCGCCACCCGATAAGTGCATTTGGATTCCATCATAACGTGTTTTGAGATTACCTGCCCATGTCTCGCCGTACTTGTCTACTTCTCTATCAGTCTGCCAAGACCAATAATTCTTGCTGCCAAGCGGTCTTAATCGATACATTAGCTTGCCTACTTCATCAGAATCGCCTATTGTGTTAGCTTGTAATCCTAAAAGAGGCTGTCCGATAACTCCTGCATAGCCATCTGTTCCGCTTCCAATGTTAACGACTTCGTCTTGCCATTTAGCTATCGAAAATCGCCTAGTTTTAGAATAAGCTCTATACTTTACATCGATGCTATTAGAACTATTATCAGAACTGTTATCATCATCCGAAATGCTCTCACCCAATATGCCTTCAACAATAGCCTTCGCACACTGAGAACCGCTCCAGGCATCATAATCTATTTCAGAATCTACAAAACAGCACTCTATCAGCACCGCTTTTGAATCAGTATTGTTAAGCACATATAGATTTTGAGTGAACTTGCTGCCACGATTTCTAATGTCTAATTTTTCTGATATAGCCGAACAGATTCTATCTGATACGTCCTTAGTCCTTCTATCGTAATTCCAAACTTCTACGCCAGTTCCCCCACCACTGTTTAGATGAATAGATATGTCAAGATCCACACTGTGTGCGTTGCACTTCTTGACTATGTTTCGAAGATTATCAGCCTGCGTTCTGCCGCCTTCATCGGTACAATCGTATACTATATGCCCTTCTTGTCTAAGCAATCTTATAACTTCATCTTTAACGATTCTGTCCTCTTTCGTTTCGTCGAGATAGCTATTAGCGCCTGTTACATGCCGGTTATGACCCGCATGTACATTGTATTTAGCCATTTATGTCTCCTTTCGTTCGCATCTATCTATATGTCTATTGATATGTTCAATTTCTTTTTTTATTTCCGCCTGATTCTTTTGTATATCATCAAGTTCTAAACCGTGCCTATCCACCCGCCCTTTCAATTCTTCATGATTCTCTGTTGTCTGCCTTTGAAAACTCTCCAGAGTAGTATTTAAGCGAGTAATAGTAGTATTCAACTTGATTACCGGAGTAATGACTGCAATCAGAGTAGTTACGAATCCTAATATCATGATAATTTCATTATTAGTTAGTATCATTACCCTCACCTTCTTTTTCGATTTTTTCTTGCTTGTCTAGTTCCGGAAGTCCTGCTACAGATGTCAACAGTGACACAATACCTGCGAGCGCTGCAGAGCATGCTACGACTTTCCAGTTTACGTCTGTCACGATAGTAGATGTTCCTATTATCGCTACTGCTGTCTGCGCTACCGTCTTTATTGCTCTAACTGCCGCTGCTTTTATCCATTTTCTAAAGTTTGTATTTTTCATATTTTTCTCCTTTTCCCAATAAAAAAAGACCATTTAAAAGGTCTAAACTATCAATATATATCTAAGAACCCAATTCCCCTTAGTGTTCGTAGAATGTCCTTTAACACTGTTTTTTGAGATATTTAAATATCTCTCAATCCATCCATCTCCGTCATTCATCCAAAACTCATGCCCTGCTCCATCATTGTCTTCAATAAGCTTCTTGCTAACTGTGAAGCTCTGAAAATTACGATTAAGCGGACTTCCATTCTTGTAAGGGCAGAAGACTAATTGTAGCCCGACTGGGGCATTTTTTAAGTCGTCTGCATCAAATGTTTTTTGCTCGGACCCGTTCATCTGGGCGTTACCTGAGTATACTAGCTTTGGGTACTCTCTTATTTTGTTAATTTTTTCAGAGTTCTTTTCAATCTTTTCAGATTCTTTATTGACTTTGACATCTAATGTTGAGATTGCATTAACATTCTTTGAAATCGCTTTTTCGTTTTTCTCTATTTTCGAACTCAATTCGCCGGCAATAGTTCCTTTAAGTGCGTTGTTAACAGTCTCAATGCTGCTTTTAATCTGTTCCCACAGCTCCGCAGATTGATTATCTATCGGAATGGCAGGTATAACAAGTCCGCAGACTTCAGGATTCATCCTTGTATCTGATATATTAAAAGCTATTATCTCTGTAGCATTTCCAGGAATGTATATATCCGCAATACCTAATTCGTAAAAATTAGGCTGTCTAACAAGTTCTGGTGCGGCAGGTCTTGTGCTTGGAGTTCCTGTTTTAACATATATGTCAATATCTCTTCGATTTTCTGCGGTATCAAATCTAAGAACTATTCTGTCAATTCGTGGCAGATTATTAGATGCTTGCAAGGCAATCGTCCTATAATTGCTCTCATAAGCTCTTGCTCCCTCTATATGGCATCCACCGGGACAAACCTGAACATTCATTCCGCTTGTGGCTTTCACCATAAGCGAATTTGCCGGAGTAGAGAATACCCCGTTTGTATATATCAATTTATTGAATTGCCTCTCCATTTCTGATGTGATCGCTCTATCCCAAACTGGATTAGATTCACTGCCTGTGTTTTTCGAGTCGAATGGAAAACTTATCATTATATCAACACCTTTCTATATTCACTTCTCCTTGGAGTTCCTAACACTATTTCTATCTCTAATTGATTATTCTTATAGACTTCTCTGACTTCGATAATTCTCGAATTATACTGAACTTTAAGTTCGTCTACATGTATAGTGACCTCATCTCCTAGATCGTAATCTTTCAGATATAAAAATCTGTCTTGAATAACATCAACAGAAATGGTCTCTTCTATGTAATTATTAAGCATTTCAAGCCTTAACGCTCTTCTCATTTGAGATCTTACACTTACTTCATTATCTTCTTTTATGTCTGTAATATTAGTCTGAATGACTTTTTTCGGATAGCTTTTTCCGAAATCTCTCGGTAAAATTCTATCTTCAATGTGCTCTTCTGTTATTATTCTTTCAGACTTAAAATCAGGCGTTAAAATGGTTTTTTCGTCAGGATAATGAATGTCTTCCGGAAGAACTTGAACTCCAACCAAATGAGGCTTGGCGTTGCTCTCGTCTCTTACATATTCAACTTTTCTGACATTGCCAAGCTCTTTGCTGAATATTATCTTGTCTTTGAGATTTTGCCCTTGGATTGTTTTTACTTCTATGCCTAATAGCGGTTTTTCTTCGTCCTTAAAAAACGAAGGATTGCAGTAATAGCTCATGTTTTCAGACTTTAGAAGTTCATAGAATTTAGCGCCTATAGGCTCACCGTGCGAAAAAAACACTCCTGCAGATTTTGGCACATGTGAATCATCTGATATTGTAGTCTCATAAAGAACTGCTCTATCCGTTGAAAATGCTTGTTTTAGCCCTGATGTAGAAGACATGCTGTTCTTGAGCTTATCGCTTAATTGAGGAAAAGTCTCGTAAAGTATATGCTTCATTCTCTCTTTAACTCTATCTTCTGTGCTCTCGAAAATTATACTGCTAGCAATAGTGCTACTGCCGTCAAGCAGCTTCTCAATGAAGAATCCCGACAGCGTTACAAAGTTCCCTTCTGGTTTCTCTTCATACACTTTTTTCTGCACTATTCCTGTTTCAGGTCTTCCATCAACTTGAACATACTTAATATCTTCGACATAATTTTTAGCAGGTAAGTATAAAGTGTAATTCCCACTCTCGAAAAATTTACGATTCCAGCTAAATTCGATTAGATCGCAGCCATCAAGCTCATTTCCGAACTTATCAAAAAACTTAATCATAAGCCACCGTACCTTCCTGTATAGGCTACTTTGGTTGTGAATGCAATGCTGGAGTCGCTATTAACAGTGATTGCATTCTGACCATACTTCAATTTAAACTGAATCAGCTTATCTAGATCGAATTGCTTAAATGATAATTTTATACCATTCTTTGTAATGATTTTCTTTTCGGCATCTACTGTCAGAGTATCTCCATTTGACAATCTCTCATCGATCTTGAGGCTAATGTTATTAACTCCAACGATTATTCCTTCAACTTGACCTGTTGCATTTATTTCGATCTTAACCGGCGTTTCTTCGCTTCCTAAATATTGTACAATCTTCGTTGTTAGTCTATCCAGCTTACCAAAAGCAAGACCTTTATCTTTTTCATAAATTCTGACATTATGCCAAAGAGGAGTTGAATTGATAAAACCAACACTGCTGCTTTCTGCGCTGAATAGATCCGGACAAGGTGACAGAAATGAAATGTTAAAAATTGCATTCCTTCCAATTCGTTCTGTTGGATAATTTTGATGCTGAATTACACAATCTTTCGCATAGAGTGTTCTCCCAAGGTAAGTGAGCTTTAAATCATATGTATAATTGGCATTATGAAAGCCTATAACCTTATCTCTGCTATTTCCGTATAAGCCTGTTATGTGATTCTTTACAACACCTTGCAGTGTAATTTCTCTTGATAATTTTCTAATTCCAGTTATGATGTCACCGTGTCCGATGCCTCTCGGACTTTTGAATACTTCAACTTCCGTGAAATCTATTCCGGATACTTCTATCAGCTCAAATTCAGAATCTCTATAATTGAAGACTTCGCCATCACTTCTAATTGCTACTATGTTGTAATCCTTAATCATCTTGCACCTGCCAATCCAAGCATAACAGCTTCTCTTCTTAAAGCTCTAGCAGTATCAGATGGTGTCGTTACTGGTTGATTTATGTTGATAGTTTGATTGATGACGTTGCCTTGATTTTCATTAAGATTACCTTCTGAATTTGCATTGAATTTATAAGCGTTATCCGAAATTTTATAAGCCAGTTCTGTTTCAGCAGAAGGATTTATTAGGCTATTAACCTTATCCATTGCTTTTTCAACTAATCCAGTTTCGCTTTCAATCCCTATCGCAAGCCCTTGAGTTAGATAGCCCCCTAACTCCGCAAAAAGCCTTGAAGGCGATTTGATTCCAAAAAAACTACAGAACTTGTCTTTAATTTTTTTGCCCACTCCGATAATGGATTTTCCGATGTATTTTACGCCTTCCCACAGCCCTCTGCCAATACCTTTGATTAGTTCGATTCCGATATCAACAAAAGCTCCAGCCAAACTTAAAAAGCCTTTTACGATACCTTTTACGATTGATGGCACAGCTTTTACAATAGCTACAATTATCTGCGGCAACGCTTTTATCAGAGCTACAAACAGTTTAATACCAGTCTGAATTATAAGAGGTATATTGTTTACAAGCGCAGTTATAATACCTGTTATTATCTGCGGCAACGCTTCAACTATTGTAACTATAATCTGAGGAAGGGCTTCTATTAAAGCTACAAATAGCTTAAGTCCTGTTTCTATCAGCATCGGAATTGCTTCCAACAGACCTTTGATAATTGTATCAATTATCTGCGGTAGCACAGTAACTATAGTCTGAATTACCTGAGGCAGAGCTTTCACTATTGAACCTAGAACTTGCACAGCTGACTCTATCAGCTTCGGTATACCTTGAGTTAAGCCTTGTACTATTGCTTCAATAATCTTAGGCATTGCTTCTAAAATTTTAGGAATTGCGGCAAGCAAGCCATTGACAAGTCCTGTGCGTATGCTTGCAATATTAGAGAGCATTTCCCCCAAATTGTCAGCAAGTCCACTAACTATCCCAACTATCAGATTCGTTAGCATTGGTCCAATTTCAGGAGCTAGTTTCGCTAAAGCTCCTAAGATTGCATTTGGTAGAGATTTTACAATATTTACAATTGCGGGAATAACGTTTTTCGTTACAGTGATAATGGATTGAACAAAATTATTCAATGGACCCTTTAAGTCTTTACCAAGCAGTAAATTCCCGAGCAGATCCTTATATGTAGCCTTTAAAGACGCAAACGATCCTGATAATGTCTCTGTTGCTTCCTTTGCTGTCGTACCAGTTATGCCTAATTCACCCTGAATTGCATGAATTGCTGAATATACATCGTTTAGGTTGTTAATATCATATTTAACACCAGTCAGTTTTTGAGCATCCTTTAAAAGTCTTTCCATTTCGGTCTTAGTTCCGCCATAGCCAAGTTTCAAGTTATCGAGCATCGTATAATTCTGTTTTGCGAAACCTTGGTATGCATCTTGGATACTCTGCATGCTTGTACCCATCTTATTCGCATTATCTGCCATGTCTGTTATAGCCATGTTAGATGCTTCTGTTGCCTTTTTAGTGTCACCTTTTAATGATTGCAGCAAACTTGCAGAAAAACTCGTCGCAGTTTCCATGTATTGATTAGCGGATAATCCTGCTGTTTTCCATGCATTACTTGCATACTCTTTCATTTTATTGCTCGAATTTTTGAAAAGTGTCTCAATCCCGCCAATGGACTGTTCCAGTGCAGCGCCTTCCCTAAAGGCATCTTTCACCCCTTTTGCAACAGCTGCTCCTATTGCTAATCTGCTCAAAACGCCCTTAAATGCTCCACCAAACTTGCTCCCAGAGCTGCTTCCAGAATTAGCAAATTCTTGCTCTAATTGCCCTTTTATGCCTTTTGTTGAAGGAATTACTTGTACATATGCTTTTCCTAATTCCATATCAGCCGCTCCTTTCTAAAATTTCTTTTCGAGCTTTTTCAAACTCCTCAATACCTGAAAATGCAGTATTATCATCTGCGGATTTGGACAACTCTGCAAATAGTGACTTCGGCTTATTCCTGCCTTTTTCAGCATCTTTAGTTTTGCTCCAAATCAAGATATTCAAGTTATCCAAAATCGCCGTTAAAAGCATCATTTCTGTCGATATTTTCATGCCTGATAACTTAAGCATTATCCTTGAGTCAGCCCTAAGACCAGCCGATAGCGTTGCAATAAAAAAAGCAGAATACATATACATGTCATAAATAGTATACGTTTCTGCTAGATCACATATAAGTGCACTTCTATCAGTCGCTATCATGCCAGCCAGGGCTATTAGTTTTTTCCTTCGTTTCCTAAAGATGTGATTATCTCAACAATTTCCTCTCCAACTTTTTCAATCGGAACTCTACCATCTTCATTTCTAAGATGGTTATATAGTTTCGCTTTCTGCTCTTTTCCCAAAACTTTTTCAATGACAGCAGATACAGCAAGAGGATTACCTGCATCAGCTTCTGCTATCTTGTCAACTAATTCCATGTCGTCCATCTGTTTTTTGTCTACTAGACATTCAAATCCGCTTTTTGTGATTACTTTTTGCATTTTAGTCTCCTTTCACGATGTATTCGTGATGTGTATCGCCCTTTGAATCTGGCATAGCAGATAGAGTTACCTCATAACCTATTAGGTCTTCATCAGAATATGTGATTTCACCTACTTCGGTTATTTTTCCATCAGGGATAACAATCCTTTTTAGAACACCGTTTCTGAGAATCATATCGATGACCCAAGCCGCACTTTCAGCTTCTTTGTTATTAGCCTTAACGGATATCCCTGTATCAAGATCTCCCGTTACGTTCTTCTCTCCATAAACTGTTCTTAACACGTCTACGTTAAGTGATTCAATTAACGTAAATGTGAAAGTGTCAGGCTTTTCTGTCTGCATCGTAATAACAACATTACCGCCCCAGGCTTTCTTTGCGTCGCTATCAGCAGTGTTTTCATTAGTAACACCGTCTTCACCGACGTATCCTAAATCCTTAAAAGCTGCATTTAAAGCTGTTTTTGCGTCTGTCGGAAGTTCTGTTCCGAGTTTTGCTCTTGATATTGCCCCTGTGATTTTCGGTTTACTCGCAGATACGTTTTTTACTTCGCTCATAATTCTTCTCCTTCTTTAATAATATGTAATATTGAACACTGCCTGATATCTATATGTTTTCGTATCAACATCTGTAAAATTATAATCAGCATTTAATTCAATTTTTATGACATTATCATACAGTGTTAAGTCATTCATAAGTTCTTTGATTTTTTCGTTTAATTTAGCGGCTTTTAGCAGTGTCGTTGATATTGATTGAATCGCAATAGTTGAACTGCATAAATGATTGCTTTTTTTTCCACCTGTTTTTTCAATTATGGCGTATTCCTTTAGATTTGAAGGCTTTTCCATGAATGCTTTTATTTTTTTATTGTTCAAAAAATCCAATACTATCTTCTCAATCACTATCTCACCGCCTTTAACAGAGTATTGTTTTTAACATTGTCTTTTGCCGCTTTTTTGCTTTTTACTTGAACGGATACGTTGACTCTGTTCCTTCCGGTATAGACATTAACACCATAGCCATCTCCGCATCTATTCTGAATGTTTTTTGCACGACTCTCTAAAATTCGCGCCATTTCAGGAGACCTTAAAAGATTTCTGATACCCTCTCTATTGAGTCTAAATTTACCCATATAGCTCAACTCCTATTTTCTTGTGCCATCTAAGCGGCACATTCTCTTCAATGCCTTCTATCGTGAATCCAACTGTTCTAAAGCTCTTACCTAAAAAATCAACTCTGCAATCTTCCCAATTGTGATTATCACCTTTTGGAATGCCTAGCATGTATTGAATCTTTTTTCCGTATAAATCTAAGCTTGTTGCAATCTCATCTACATCAGGCTGTCCTATTAAAACATCATCAACTGCAGTCTTTTTTTCTTCGAAAATTGGAGCGTTAAAATCGTCATATCCGGCTAATGATTTTTCATATAAATATACAGTAATCCCTTTAATCATCGCCATATAAGTCAATCACTCCCATCTTTTGTCGCCTTAATCCGAGCCTAGCTAATTCATTTTTCTTAATGAAGAGCCCGCCACCCGGAACCAGGTAAGTCCCTGAAAATGAATATCCTAGGGCAGACTGTGATGTCTGCACCATAGGCTCATCCGTCGTCGATGTCAGCAGTGTTCTCGCTACAACATCTACAACAACTGACTTTGCAACGCTTGAAAGACTTGGGTTTTCTTTAATCATTTTTTCAAGATTTTTATTAACTTTGAAGGCTTCATTTCTGAGACTATCTGCAATTATAGGAATTAGCGCAGTTGCTCTTTCTTTTTCTTCCGGTGTTAACTTTCTCCAAAGGAGCTCAATATCTTCTACCGTTGCAAAATTTTCACTCATTTTGAATCTCCTTTTTTAGGATCTTTATTTTTCTCAAATTCTTCGGCATCTTCACTCTCAGTCTCTTCACTCTCAGTCTCTTCTGCTGTGTCTAACTCCTCATTAGTCTTGTCTGTTACGTCAACATCATCTACTAACTTCCAGTCACTACCAAAACAGGAGCAATTACTCTCCATAATTGCCCCCGTGATATTGTTTATATATTTCATAGTAAATCTCCTTAGTTCTGTTTAACGATCGCAAACGATTTAGGATCTAAAATTCCCCATCCAATATAAGCTTCTCCTCTTAGATAGATTTGATTATGCCCTTTCAAATCTCCTAAAGTTTCGTCGTTATCCGGATTACCATATCTGATAATGTCAATCGGAACTTCTTTCGCAAATCCCCATTTAAAAGCATTCTCAAAATCTCCCACAAGTGCCTTTTGCTTGGCTCCACCGAACGACACAGTACTGTTAGAGTCTGCGTTCAAACCATTAAGTTGTTCTGGATTAGCACCCCAAGCGAGCTCTGGGAACATAGGAGTTCCATTTGTGAACTTTAATTTAGCTAAAGAACTCTTGAAATCTTTAGACATGATTACGCCGTTAACATCATTTTCTGATCCTTCTACTAGAGCAACTGCAGCTTCTATTTGTTCATTCGCATCTCCTGTAGCGGCATCTACTGTGTTAGTGATTTTCTTCTCGAAGCAATTGTTGCCAATTATATCAGATGCAGTCCCTGTACGTGGATTAAATCCATGAAGAGCCATTATGTCAATGCCTCTAGCTACTTTTTTTGCAAATCCTTCTGCAAACTGACTTAGATAATCCATCTGAACTTCTTCTGAAGCAATATCAAATTCATCTGATATTCTAGCCCCATACTCAACCTTTACAGGCATGATAGTAACAGGTTCTACTGTAGCTCCACCTTTTGTCTTTTTTCCATTTTCCGCTACGATATCAATCTCTTTGTCCATTGTGAAAATGAACTCTCTAGTACCATTAAATGGAATTGGCTTAGAAGCTGATAATTTAGATAACGAGGATTTCCCCTTTGCTAAATTCATCATTTCTGTCACCAATATCTCTGGAAATAACATTTTTTTAGCTAATACGTCTGTCATGTTTTTTTCTCCTTTTCTAATTCCTTAATAAACTTGCCAATGCGGCTCTCATCTCATCTACATCACCTTCATTAGTTCTCAATGGTGGCGGTGTAGTGTTCTGGCTCCCTATAATCTCAATCATTTTTTCTGCATCCGCTCTAATTTCTTCATCAGTATCACCAGATAATTTAGATGCAAATTGATAAGGTAGCCCTGTTTCAAGTGCTATTCTCGTTTTGGCCGAGTCGGTCTCGTGCGCCTTGATTTTTGAGTTCAACTCTGCAATTTTGTTTTCAGTCTCGGATTGAGACTTTAGAGCGTCTTGCAATTTCTGAGTAGTATCTGTCAGCTGATTTCTGTATTCTTCATTTTGCTTTTTTAGCTCATCATGATCAGCATATTGCTTATGTATACTCTCTCTTTCTCTTTGCAGTCTTGCTGCGATAGCTGAATCAAACTCTTCTTGAGTGTTGATAACTTTAAATTCACTCATTTTGAATCTCCTTTTCTTCCCTAAAATGCAGGTATCATATAATTTAAAATATTAAAAAAGCACGATATTGTGAATATCATGCCTCTAATAGCTTATTGATTGTTTTTTCTTAGGCTTGGTTGTTTTGCAAGCCCAGTAAGCTAAGATTACACTATCTAATAGTGCAATTTCCATCTCTTCATTCAAACTCTTATATCCAAATCCACCGTTCGTGCCGATCGCCCTTTTATCGCAGTTCGTAACTACTTGAGTTAACGATAGCTGGTCATTATGACATATATCTTGCGTGAAAATAGCTGTCTCAAATATAGAATTTGCAACGATTATGTCTTTTACCGTTGGCAGAGTTGGCTTTTTAAGTTTTGCATCTCTTATTTGCTCGGACAAGGTCTCTTGTCCATTTGCTCCATCAATTACGACTTTTTCGATCCTCTTTGATTTCTTTAAAAATTCTAAAATCCAAAGATTCCCATTTCTTATGTTTTGACAGTCGTAAGATTCAATGAATATCTGATGTTCTTTTGTCTTACAGGCAATTGATAATGCAACATTTTTGCCATTTTTGCTGTATTTGATTCCGACGAACAAATTGCCCGTTAATTCAGGTTTTTCTGTTATTTTGAGATTTGCCCATTCAGTTTGACTTATCGCCGATTTTTGGTTGTATTTAATCCATAGCCCAAGTCTTTGAATATTAAAGTCGATATCATCTCCTGTAACCTCATCTTGGATTTTTCTCTCTGTTAGTATTGTGCCAAGAGACGGATTAGTCTCATACCATAACTCTCTGTCATTTACATCACTTTGATGTTCAACAGACCATTCCGCCCATCCTGTGTTTATTGAACTTCCCTTAAAAGTGTTATTACGCAGCTTTGTAAAAACCGTTCCGGATGAGACTGGAGTTGGCGGAGTGCCACAAAATAGCGTTTGCGGATTATCTGAATCTGATACTACATACTTTAGTGCTGACTCTTGATCGTCTTGATATTCCTGTGCTTCATCTATGATAAGCAAGTCAAATCCTTCTCCTAAACCACCCTTACTCGTCCTTGTTCTAAACTCAATCTTGCCACCAGTATCCAGCAGTATATGTTCCTTGCCAAAAGCCCTGTATGACGATTTTATTGGAATTTCTGCAGCTTCAAGTAGGTTGTATAGTCTCTCCCAAGCACTGTGAGTAGTAGTTACCCTATGTGCTGTATGCAGTATGTGTTCACCTTTAACAAGTCCATACATTTCACGCATTGCAACTATTTCATTTTTACCATTTCGCCTTGGAACTGAGTAGCCAAATTTCGTGTGTGTCCACAGATTTTCTTCGTTAGTTGCTAATATATCAAATAACAATAACTCTTGCCATTCTTGAGCAGTCTTACCTGTTCTGTTATATAAGTCGATAGCTTCCTGACCTTTTGTGTTTAAGTAGGGCAAAATATATGATCGGGTAGGTGTTTGTCTTCCTATTCTATTTTCGCCCATATATTTCTCCATTTTTAAAACAAATATTTGTTTATTTCTTCCTTATTCTGTAAAACACTAATCCACTCTTTTGGAATATCTTCATATCCATATATAATTCCCGCGAGTCCACCTGTAACAGCTCCTACTGTATCCGTATCATCCCCTAGATTTACAGCTTTTAGCACTGCACTTCTATAATTATCAGTTTTTAGAATACACCACAAACTCGCTTCTAAAGTATCAACTACATATCCTGTTGATTTTATGTCATTTTCCCCTACTCCATCCAGCGTTCTGAGCCTTGAATAAACTTCACTTACTTCTATTTCAGATAAAATTTCTTTTAAATTTTTACCTTTTAGCAATTTTCGAGCAATCGCAACATATATCCTACATCCTTCTATAGATATCTCATGTCCGTGAGTTATTGCAGAAACCTTATTTATTTCATTATCGCTAGCATTTACAAATGCCAGTGGCAATATCCTCATAAGGGAACCATTCCCATTTGAATTTATATCAAAATAGCCTTTACCGCGGCTTAAAGCATTAATCGTAGTTATGCCATAATCAAATACATCACCGTTAGCTGTATATTCCCCTTCGAATATCCAATTTTCAAACCTTTTTCTAATATCTTTTGTATTAATTTTTTTATTATTTTCTTTTATGGATGCACAGGTTGCAAGAGTCATGCTGGTATCGTCTGACCATGTTCCCGGTGGCTGATTATGTGTTCTATATCCAACCATGTCTTTGCAGTTGAAACTACCCCTATTTGTAAATTCAAATGGCACACCTAACGCATCTCCCACTGCTAATCCGTATATTGCTGATTTTAGCTTTGACATTACAACCCTCTTTCACATACCATATTTTCTAAATGTATCAAGATGATAAAACCACATATCTGGACACTTTTCAAAATCTTGATTTAATTCAAAAACTCTTTTAATTTCATAATGCCATCTGTTTATTGATATACCTGAGGTTTTCTCAGGCTTTAAAGCTAAATAGAATTGTTTTTTTTCTTCTATTTCTTTTTTGTTATATTTTTTACTTACGGTTTTTCCTGTTTTGTAAGAACTTAACACAGTCTCTTTTTCATTTATGATTTTTCTTTCCATTTTATTCAATGATCTCAACCTCCATTTTCCCATTGCCTTCTTTTAAAATTCTATACTTCTGATTTCTGTGTAACAAAAATTCTTTTTCAGATTTAAATTCGGAATAATCTCCTAAATAAAATCCTTTGGTTTTTTTTGGAGCATGAATTATAATTTTATGTCCATCTCCAAAGTTGTTAAAAACATATTTGCTGATGCTGCTGCTTTTATATGAGTCTAATGTATCACTTTTTAACCAAGCTTTATACTCTTCCTGATTTACTCCTCTATATAAAACTAAATCCTCACCTAAAGTATTTCTAGATAGTGCTCTATCTAGTTCTTTAACTCTTTGAGTTGTAAATGTTATGTCATCATCTTGTAAAAGGGAATTTCTCACATATCTATTTGTGACACCATAATGTGCTCCAGAATATTCATATAATGCATTTTGTTCACTTCCTAGCAAATCTGTTTCCCAAATTTTTTCACTTCTCTTTTTCAATTTTTCTTCAATCACATTATCTGCACGCTTGTATTTTCTTTTAGGCTTGATTCCCTTGCTTTTTGAAATTCTCTCTTCTACTTCTTTTTTATCTATCCATTTTTTGCTATGAACATTTTGAAATTTACCTTTTTTAGGTTCATACAATACTAAACAGCGACAATCTAGATGTCTTCTATATACATCTTTTGGAGCGTCTGGATAAGTATAAGTTCCAGCTAAACTTTTACAATAGTCGCAACACCCACCTACTGCAATTCTTTCTATCTTTGAAGAGAGTCCGGCTTTGTGATGAAACTCTGCATTCTCTTTTATTGATTCATCTACTATGTTTTGTGAAAAATTCACAACCGGCTCGCCTAAAAGCCAAGACACTTTATCAAAATCATATCCATCTGCTAACTTTTCCACAAGTCCATTTATTCTACTTTTATTTAATTTTGGTGCTTGTGGCTTAATGTTTATTTTAGCTTTTTTATTTAACGAAGATGTTATCTTGCTTGTTGTATCTGTTATGATATTATGATTATTTTTAAGCCCATCATTTAATATTCTGTTAGCTATATTATAATACATTTTACCGTCAGGCAATACATCTTTTGTTATATTTTTCTTTAAGGTATCAGCTAGTATTTCTCCAACTTCTGAAGCATAATTATATGCTGTCTCATAATCGCAAGTACCTTCTTCAATCGCTTTCATAGCAGACTTTATTTTTTTACTTTTTGAGATTTTTTCATCAAATTCTTTTTTGATTTTTTCTAGCAGTTCAGGTACTATGTCTGTCATATATTTCCCTCATATTCCGTTACACTTTCTTGATCTGCTTCAATTCCAGTAAGTGTGCGTAGATTGTTTTTTCCGAAATAACCTGGTATTGCTTGGTTAAGCTTAATCGCTCCATCTCCAATACTTGATAGCGTTGCTGCATCAGGCTCAAAGATAGGCTCCCATAGCGGTTTACTTAGGTAAAATTGGTTTCTCTTATATGCGAAATCATCTCTCAGGCAAGTCGCCAAAAATCCAACATTTAAAAATCCGCTGCCAAATGTCCGCTGAGCTTTTCTTGCTGCCAGCTTCAAATTTTCGTGCGAAGCCTTTATTGCTTCGGCGGAACTTGGATTGTCTTTTACGAAGCCTAAGTCATCTGTTGTTAGCCCTGTTTCTCCTGCAAACAATGCTGCGAACATTCTTAATTGTTCCATATGCGGCTGCATAGACTGCTGGCTGAACTGTCCCAACTTAGGATGTTCCCCATCCTCGCCCTTGCTGAATGCCATCATACTAGACATTGCCATTTTCCACTTATCTAGCTTCTCAACATCCTGTTCAAGTCCTGTTACATATTTTTGAGGGTATGAATAAAATTCAGCTGATATTTCAGACCTTTTTATCGTTCTAACAGCAGATTCCACAATATCCATACAAGCTCTACTGATTCTGCTTCTTCCAAATTCCCTAACGGCATCGGGACGATGGATAATTGGAACAAGAAGGGGATATTCAGCCTTATTGTTCGCACTATGGACTAATTTATTGTTCTGATAATAGTCTGTCCGTCCTGTTGCGAAATATGCTTCCAATACAACCTTACCGTTTTTGTCTGTTTCAAGTATTGCATATCCTTCCTTTAGCAATCCCGTGATTGGATCCATTATTCCTGTTGCATTAGCCCCATCAATTACTTGTAATCTTGGGAATCCGCTCGCGTCAGGTGAAATATAAACAAAACAGCAGGATGAGATTAGAGCCGATAATACTGCACTATCGAACAGAGTATCAGGATTATTCAGAGCGAATATCTCATTAACATCAAAACTGTCTTCGTCAAACTCCCTGAACTGCAATCTATCAGCTAGACTATCTACTGCCTTGCCACACCATCCAAGCACTGACATCCAGCTTCTTAACTCCGGCGGAGTAGATATATTAAAATCTCTAACAGAATACTTCATTTCGTAGTAATCATATCTTAATTTAACTCTGTACATCTTCGCATTTAGCTTCTTTTTCAGGTATTCAATTCCTAAGTATTGCATGACAGCACCTTTCCGTGTGTTTTTTTTCGTAGTGACGGCGGGAAGCTCTGAGACGAGCACCCCTAGGGTCTTATGCCCCTATAAAAATTTAGTAATTTTCCCAATCAAATGTATGTGGAAGATTTCTGTTTGTTATTACTTGTTTCTCTTCTTGCTTATTATTTGTTGTAATTTTGTCGGACTTCTGCCTGTTGCAACACCAATGAGCTAATTGCAAGTTATCAATGTCGCTTGGGTGACCACCTTTCGCAATTGGAATGATGTGGTCTATACTCGCCGAAAGCGGATGAGGATATTTCAAACTAAAATCAACCTTTTTCCCGCAGATAGCACATGTATCTTGCGTGGCATATACCCTCTTCTTATTTTTTTCGAAAGCCCCCCGGTGTGTTCCGTTTTGGTCGGGGCGGTTATTTTTTTTCATAGGTCCTCCGGTAAAATCAAAACACCCCCATCGCTGAGAGTGTTTCGACTGTTATATTTTAAATAAAGAGGTAGCTACTTATGCAGCTAAAAATGAAAACTAAAAATCATACATCCGGGTACAATTCTTACAAGTATATCATAACATGCTGTCAAGTAGTCTATCAAGGTCTACATTAGTCTACTTTAGTCTATTATAGTCTACTCCCATACTTAATTAACGCTATCCCATGTAGTCTGAACATCCATGCTCTTGATATTTGCATGTCTATTTCAATCTCCTTCCACGTCTTCCCGTCAATGTATTTTAAGTATAATAACTGCATTGCCTCTACACTCTCTATTGATTCAATCTCAGCTACTATCTGTTTTTTAAGATCTATGTAATAATCGATCTGAGCTGCCACATCTTCTTGGTAGTCGATTATCTTAGTTATGATAGTCCCAATCTTATCATCATTGCCAGACTTGGCTAGATTAGGTGACAATGGATTTGATACACTCGTTGCTATCTCTTTGAGTCTGTCTATTTCTCTTAGCTTGTTATTGATCAGTCTATCAATCTTACCTACCAGTCTTAACCTGCTCTTTGCCTTTTTTACATGCTCTGCTTCTATCGGCGTAGTCATTCTGTACTTTCTCCTTTAATTTCTCAATGAACTCATTGCCATCAATCTCACTAATAGTCTCAAACCATCCGGACCGGAAGAATTTTTCTATAAGTTTCAGTTTATTTGAGAAGTCTGCTACGCTTTGACTTGTAAAGCTTATCTCATCTCTCTTAGCCTCAGCCCTTTTCAATCTCTTATAGTAGCTGACGTAATCCTTAGCAGCTAATTCAATCACTGCAGCAATCATTTCTTCCCAGTTCTGTCTATATTGTTATCATCAATCCTGCTCATATAGTTCATCCTTAAGCCTGTTTAAGTACCACAGAGCCTTTTCAATATCTTCAATTACTCTGCCCTTATGCTCATACCTCCAGATATACTTCATCACGTTGCCCTTTAGATAATCCCTAAATCCCTCTTCACTCATCGAAGCCTTAATCGCTTCAACACACTCAATTCCACCTTGCCTGTAGTGAGCAGGGCTATTTACATTATCGTTCTTCATATTTGACCGGATTCTTTCCAGCATCCTCGTGAAACTTAGTATACTATTTACATTATCGTTCTTCATATTTGACTCCTTTTCTATTACTTCTTGTAACTTTTCAATCCGTGAAGCTAGATTCTTTATCTTAATACTGGTGTACCTGTCAATAAAATTGAATTTTCCTTCAATGTCGCCAACTCTCTCATGCATGATTATTGCATGAACAATCGCAGCAACTATAACCATACCAATCAAAATTAATATCTTAATATCCATCATGAAGTTCCTTTTCTTTGTTCCCACGCCCATACGCCAAATGGATTTTGTTTTTCAGTAGGTAAGTAAGTAAGAATTTTATTAGTCAACATATCACTTAATCCTGACCAGTCCTTATTTCTTAATAATCTATAATAATAAATAGCCACAACATCATTACATATGATATCAATATGCAAATTGCTCAAACTTAAATCTTCAAGGTTGTATTCGTCTTGGAAATCATATTCTATATATTCTTCTATCTCGCCTATCAGACTTCCCAAATTATCTGATATCATCTCTTCAAATATTAAAGTTCTTATATTCCCATTAACTAATTCGCATCCGTAAATCCTCATGCTTACACCTCTCTATTTTTCTATATAAACATCTATAAACTTCTTGCCGAACCTCATAGCCTCATTATGACTTCCCATAAACAAATCAATCCGCTTACCCTTAATCGCACCGCCAGTATCCTCTGCAACATACTCTCTGCCATTCATTCGAACCTTACTGCCTAGCGGTATCACTCTCGGATCGACCGCAATAGTTCTACCCGCCTGCATTGATCTTCTCAGTTTGCCTGGCTGCCCAGCCCATCTGCCATTACATTTGCTGCAAGGGCAGTATGCTGTTGCTGTAAATATGCCTAGTGACTTTCATTTGCCTTTTTCGGCGCTTCTCAACTCTTCTGCTTTTTTCTCAACTTTTTGCTTCTGCTCCAGTTTCACCTTTAATCCATCAATGTCTTTTGCATTCTTCTCAATTAAAGCCCTATACTGGAATTGCTTAGATCTAACTTCATTCAGTTGCTTTTCACTACTCGCTAACATCATCAATATCATCACCGCAACGATTATTAAGCATATTATTATTCCTCTTTCCTTTGTCATTTTTCTCACTCCTTATAAAATAGCCATTTCTTAGGCTTGTTTAGTTTAATCTTCTATCTGGTATTCCTTGTACGTTCATCACATATCCACCTGCTTTTTCTTTGATTCGTCCTGCAATCGCACTACTTTTTTCGGCTAGTTGCGCTAAATTCAATTCAGAGCTAAACAGCGTTTTGCGACTGTACAGGTATCGCTCGTTAATTATGCTAAACGCAAGATTTATGTCCGCCTCTGTCACTCCGCCTTGCAGGAAATCATCAATGTAAAGTACATCCACCTTCTGCAGTTTTTTAAGCCTCTTAGAGTACTTGTAATTGTCGTTAACCAAAGATTTTAATTCCCTTGCTTCTTCTCGCCACTTCATGTAATAAACTTCCCGCTTATCTCTCAACAGCTCTGAGCAGATTGCTGTACATATATGAGTTTTGCCAGTTCCAGTCCGTCCGCCGATATACCACCAAACATAAGGTTGTTTCAAATTTAATTCTGCTAACTCCTTAATCCGCTTCTCGTAAGCGCCCCTGTTGCCGTCATATGTATCTAATCTCATATTCCACATAATTCCGACAATATTGCTATCATTCTTAGCCTGCTCCATTCGTGCTGCAGCTTTTTTGACTTTGTAGCAATCACAAGTCCTGCCGAAATCATATAACTTGCCATTTCGTTCTTCTTGCCATATTAGATAGCCTGTGTCTTTGCATTTTTCGCACATTTAGCTTTGCTCCTTCCTAAAAATTGATTGAATAAGGGTCTTCCTTGAACTCTCTCTGCCGTCCCTTATCGTCGTTTTTCTGACTGTCGTTGCCATTTAGAGGATACACCGTTTTCCAACATTTCACGATTGACTGTTCTAATATCGCTATTTTTGTTTCAATATCTCCGCCTGATAACTTTTCAAGCTCTTTTAATACAGACTTTAAAGCTCTAGTTGTTAGCGGTGCTTTAATGTTTTTTCGCATCTGCACAAAATCATTTAAGTAATCATGTAACTGAGCGGGCTCACTAGCGACTATGTCGCTTATATATATATTTCTTATATTCTTATTATTCTTATATTCTTTATTTCTTAGATGTTGTTGGTCGTTTGTTAGTCGTTTGTTAGTCGTTTGTTGGTCGTTTGTTAGTCGTTTGTTGGCATTGTTGTTACTCACTGCCTCATGGTCTTGGTATTTACTGTAATTTTCAATAGTTACAAGTGTAAATTTGTTTGTTGATTTCCTTGTTATTTCTCCGCTCTTTTCCAACTTCTCAAGTGCGGTGCGTAAATTTTGTATGCTAATTCCTATTTTTTTGCTTGTTGCTTTTAATCCGATTACAGCTTGTCCACGTTTTATTTTTTGACCTAAATATTCTCCTTCTTCATAATTAGCCACAAGTAGTAGATGCAGAAAAGTAATCTTGACATTCACGTCTGAATACCAACCCCATTTTAAGATTTTTTTATTCAGTTTAATCCATCCGTTTTCTGTTTCTTTCACAACAGTTTCCCCTGTATTCCGATATAGCTTAACGAACTAATCTCCTCAGTCTATATCTCTATTTCTCTAATAACCTAATGATTTCTTTACCTGTGCCTCTTTTGTTGCAGAACACAAATTCTATGTTGTACCTATATTGCCAAGATGCTAGAATCCTATATATCTGTTCTCCGACGATTTTGCCAAATTTAGGCTTCCACAAAATGATATCTTCCAGGCTTTTTATCTTTTTCCTATTCACTATATCCTGCTCAATCAATATGTACATCTTCGCATTTAACTGCTTTAACCTTTCCAGTTCTGCCTTGAATCGCTTATGTCCTGAAGTAGCATTTTGAGCAATCTCTGCAATATTTTGTTTTCTATCGATGAAGACTAGAGGATTATCTAAATTCATGTAATCTGCAATGTATAACTTAGATGAAAAATAGTTAATCCCTTGAGCTTCAAATTCTTCAAGTATCCTTGTTATCGCATGTGCTTTTTCTCTTGTATCTATCTGTATATTCATGCTATCTTCTCCTAAAATGGTATATCTTCATCTATTTCTTCGAATTGTGATGAAACAGAGCTATCTGGTTCAGCTCTGCTGTTGCTATCCGATTTACTGGAGCCACAAAATTCAAAGTTTTCAATATTTAGACGCCAAAAGATTTTACCGTCTTGAGCCTTGTTGCTTTACATTTCTCCGTGCACGATGATTTCATCACCTTTTTTGAAAAATTTCTCAATAACTTCTGCAAGTTTCCCAAAGCAGCTACACCTGAACCAATCTGTCTCATCTCCAAATCGTCTATTACAAGCAATCGATATATTGCATACTGTGAAATCTCCCTTATAGCCATTCGCTACTCGAAGTTCTGGATCCATTCCGAGTCGCCCGTGTACTGTTATTCTATTCATTCTGATAATCCTCGTATTCTCTAATCGTTTTTAAGACTTTAGTTTTTCTACAATGAGTGCATTTCTCGCATCGTGTCGGCTTAATTAGCCCCTTTTTTATATCAGCGAAGCGGTCAATATAGGCTTCGATAATCTTTAAAGCGCTATCGATTTTGTGCTGCGGGATTTTAAATAGCTCTATATCCACCGCATCTTTTTGCTTCGTTGCAGCTGCGATAATTACAGGTAGCTTATTTCCCTCTATTGCCTGATAGATAGCTGCCTGAAAGTCATATCGCCAAGCTTCGATGAAGTGCAATTTGCCTCTATCAGCGATCCATATTGGCTCAAAGTCTTTCATAATTTTTAGATCAACTATACATTTACCAGGATGATATGAGTCAATTTTGATTTTAAAATCATGATTGAATAGCTTTCCTGTCTTGATTACCTGCTTTTCACCTGACATGTACTTCATGAACATTTCATCTTTTTCAATCCTATTTATAATTTCTTCTGCTAGCTTAAAGTTAGCTTTTAGCTCTCCATTTTTTGTAAAAATGCTTGGATTTTGAGCTTTAAATAAATCCAATGTCTGTTCGAAATGCGCATCAACATAACTACCCACAAGCATTGCATCTGTTTTCTCTCGGACGCATTCGCCTTCGATTTGTGCTAATGCAAAGGCTTCACAATCCATGAAATTTTTGAATTGAGAAGAGCCGAAATATTTCAGCTCATTCTCAGGTGAAAAATAATTCTCATTAGTTAACATAATTTCTCCTTATTTATAAGTACTGAATTTCAAGTTCATCAGCATTAGTAGTCCTAGTTGCGATGAACTGTAGTCCTTTTTCTTTACATTTTTTATAGAGTCTTTCTCTATTCTCATCTGACAGTCGTTCAACTCCGTCAATTAGAATTATCTGCAGATTGCTAGACTTAGAGATTGCAACATCGACACATAATTCTAGTTTTTCTCCTTCTGACAGATTCGTTACCGGAAGTCCATCTATAAGCGGAATACCATCTTTAACTGTTAGCCCTTCAACCGGCAACGTCGCAGTCTTTAAAATTTCTCCCGGAAGGTTTCTTGCGAGTTCGATTTTGCTTGTTAATTCGTTTGATTTTTTAGTCAGCAGATCCGTTTCTTCCTGCTTTCTTGTCATTCGCGCAAATTCGTTCAAGTGCTTTTTCATCGTTTCTGCGCATGCGATTTCGTCTGATAACTCTGATGTGTCAATAACATCTCTATCGATATAGTTGTTAGCAGTTCCGATATCCTTGTCTAATTTGGCAATTTTAGCTTCGTATTCGGCTTCGATTGTTTGATTTTTAGCTTCTAGTTTTATATTGAGAGTTTTCAACTTCTCTTCTGCTGCTAAGATTTCACCTTTCAACTTTTCGATAGATGTCATTAAATTCTCTTTTTCGCTCGCTATTGCTTTTTCGTTAGATGTAATCGCAATCTCTTTTTCAGCTTGATATCCTCTAACTTTGTTGTCATAAGAATCCTTAAATGCCTTAGCTCTATTAATTAGATCGTTATTGTGCCTAATCTCTTCGAGTTCATGATATTTGTCTGATAGGTCGTAATTTTCCCATTTTTCTGCATTATAGTTGCTTGGTATATCCTTCGAAATCTCTTCTATTAGAGCTTTATTATTTCGAATATCTCTATTGATGTTCTGTCGTTCTTGGAAGTAATAACCTTTTTCAGATTGAATGTCATTGAGCACTTGTAATATATTCTGTTCATAATTTACGTCTGGTGGGATTTCTCCGAATTGTTCTTTAATCCAATTTAAATCCCAATCAAATTCAATTAGATCTAATATAATTCTATTCTGCTCAGCCTTGCTCATCTGCGTAAATTCGATTGGATTTAGCTGCAATGGAGTAAATAGAGTCTTTAGCATCGATTCAGGATTGCTAGTTTCTCTACCCTGCTCTTTAACTGACTTATAGTCAGCTTTATCAGTTCTCTTTTTTCTGTTGATGTACAAGTCAGCTCCGGCTTCAATAAGAATCTCGCCTTCCGATTCACCATTTCTGATTATGTAGTCTCGATCTGATTTATTTGTCAGAGCATATCTGATTGAGTCAATTACAGAAGTTTTGCCAGTTCCGTTTTTGCCTGAAATTTCAATACTTCTTCCGTCAAGTTCAGTTTCTTTAATTCCGAATAGATTTCTGATTTTAATTTTAGTTATTTTCATTTAATATGTCCCCCTCTAAGATTTCCTTCTCAAGTTCTTTTTTAGCCTGATTCGCACAATTTATACATAAGTATCTACCGTACTTACTTTGCGTATTTTCAGCTACCTGTTTCGCTGTAAATTTGCCAAATTTGTCAATTTTGGATCCGCAGTCCTTGCAGAAAAACTCTTCCGATTTCGGTTTAAATGGTCTTATTCTAAGAGCTTCTACAGTTTCGCCGAACGCATTTACTTCAGAGGCGAAAAATTGTATTTTCTCTCCAACCCAATCCTCGATGTATGGACTACCTACCACTTTAGATATTGTCTTAGCATTTGTAGCGTTGCAAATTAGAGGCTTTGAGTCATTCTCTTGAAAATGCACTAGCAATCCTTTCTCTTTTTTACCTGCATTGCCCACATATTCTTCCTCTTTTGCATATTTGATTGTTAGAACTAGATCCTCGCCAGGCTCTAGCATATAAGCCCCTAAAAAATTAGGATTATTCATCTTCTTCCAGTGCGTCTTACTCATCTTTTTCACCTCTTATTACTTGATATACTGATGTATTCCTATTCGTTGCTGTATCTTTTTTCTTGCCAATAATTTCAACTTTGCCCATCTGCACAAGTTCCGTCAGTCTTGGTCTAACGTAATTCATATCGTCACTGCCTAGCCTGATGCATACTTCCCTAGCTGTCATCGCCCCGTATTGCTCAAGTATCCCGTAAATAAGCCACTGACGTCCGCCTGGTCTAAGCTTATATGCTTCTAGTTGACAGTTTCGGGCAATTCTGTTAGACTTAACTTGATTTATTTGATAGGACTGCTTCGGCGGTTCTTTTTTTATGCGCTCTCTCATTTTGGCTCCTTTCTGTCGAATGTCCCTATTATTTGATTCAATAGGTCAAGTAGCATCAGGATCCTGTACTTCTCTGCTAGATCTTTCCACTTTTTCCCTAGATCGGTCTGTCTAAATTCTTCCATCAGTTCTTCAACATACCTGTATCTGTATCCTGCCATTTCTGATAATTCTAATTGCTGCAATGTATATAGAAGTATTTCTTTAGCTTCAACTATATCCTTGTCATATAGCTCATCTAAAAGCGCTCCTGCGTAATGCGTTTTCGTATATGTTTCTTTCAGTTTATTGTCCATTATTTCGCCCCTTTCTTCGTTTCTACCTCATCAAAATTCGATATTATCCCATAGACAGCTAAACTCATTAGCCCAGCTTCCAGATAACTAATTCCGCTTTGGTTAATACTTAAAAATGTATTAATAACTACTCCGATGCAGAGTAAATTTGTCACAATTTTACTGATTTTCATCTATTCCTCCTTTCACACTATCCATTATTGATAAATAATGATTTACTGCATTACTTGATAAATCATTATGATTCCTCAAGAAATCCGCTTCTGATATTGTGTATACTCCTGAAGATTTATACGCATCAATATAGAAGTAATTTGGCTCATCTTCATACCATCTAACTTTATGCATGAATCTATCATTCCCTCTGTTCAATGTGATACTTAGACATGATTCTCCATCAAATTCACTTTCTTCGAAACCTAAGTTAATCAATTTTGTTTTCATTTTTTTTCATCTCCTTTCATATTGCCCTGCTGTTCTTCAGCCATCTTTCAAATTCATCTTTCAATACTCGATACCGTCCGCCCCTACCCCTAGGCAAAACAGGACAGCCTCTTGAATTGAGCCACTTTCGCGCTTGATAGTAAGTTACTTGATATCGTTGAACGATATCTTTAATTTCTAAGATTTTCATTTTGTTTACCTCTTTTCTGACTCCTAGAGCTACTGAGACCTGCCGAGACGAGAACATCTTTTTAGAGGTTAGAATAAATATTTATCGAAAGGATTGAATCTCGACAAGCCTTAGTTGCTCTAGGTAGCCTTGATTATTTAATTTGTGTTATAATCTCCTTAGTTATATTAAGGAGGTTTATTATGCATAAAGAAATCTATTCTTATGATATGTCTGGTAAAAAATATATATCTAAGCTTAAACACCCAGAAGAATGTCCACATTGCAAACAAGGTTTAGAACCATTTTTAGTAAGAAGTACGGTTACTATCAATGAATTTGAATATCCGGAAAAATTATGTAATACATATTATTGCCGTCGCTGCAACTCATTTTTCTTAGGAATGTTCATAATCGAAGCACCTTTCAATTCAACCATTCTCTGGCAACTAGCTTATGTTATTCCTGACGGATTTAAAAAATACAAGTTTTCTGATGAAATATTTGCATTATCTTCTAGGTTCTCCGACATTTTTAACCAAGCCGCTCAAGCTGAAAGTTTAGGTCTTTCTGAAATTTGTGGCATGGGATACCGTAAAGCTTTAGAAGTCCTAGTTAAAGACTACTCAATACATCTAAATCAATCTGATAAAGATAAAATACTTAAATTGCCACTATCTAAATGTATTAATGAATATATTGATGATGATGACCTTAAAAATATTGCTACTGCTACTGCTTGGCTTGGCAATGATGAAACTCACTATATGCGAAAATTCGAAGAGGTCGGATTGAAAGAACTAAAATCCTTCCTAGAAAGCATGATTTCTTTTATTGAATTTAAGTGCCGTGCCCAAAATGCGAAATCCATCATTGACAACAAGAACCCTTAATCTTTCACCCATTTATGTCCCCTTAAAATGCTATCTTCAATAGTTGCAATCTTAATTCCATTTAGTGTCCAGTACGATCTAAGTAGTCGCATTGGGCACTCTTTAGTTCCTTCTCCTGCAAGCACTTCTATCTCTAGAACTTCTACCTTCTTAGCCTTATCTATGCGAAATGGTGGCAGTATATCTGCATCCGCATATTTGATTATGTCTTTAGTCATTCCATATTTATCTTCATATTCGTTTTTCATTTTCTCCTCCTTTTTGATTCGGATTATAACTTTCAATTATGATAACTTTAAGTTATAATCACTTTAAAAAAATATCATCCACTCCTATCTTGTATATTCTTGCAAGCATTTGCAATTGAGCTGGTTTAGGTGTAATTCTACCTTTTTCCCAGCTGACTATCGTTTGATTGCTTATTTGCATTTCCTTTGCAACATCGCTTTGTGTGAGCCCTGCATTAACTCTTGCTGCAGCTAATGTTATTTGCAGTCTATTACTCATATCCATCCCCCCTTTCCTTGTTTTGTGATTACTATCTTATCATAACTTTAAGTTATAGTCAACATTATTTTGCAAAATATTTTAAAAAAAGTTTTGACACGTATATATCTTTAGGTTATACTATCTACAAGGAGCATACAATATGAACGAAAAAAATTTAAATGAATATATAGCAAATAGAATTAGGTATTATTTGCAGCAACAAAATAAATCGCAACAAGAATTGGCAGAATATATGGAAGTTTCTCAGGCTACGGTTTCAAATTGGTGTAACGGAATAAAAATTCCTCGCATGAATAAAATTGATAAAATTGTTGATTTCTTTGGTGTTCGTCGTTCAGATTTGATGGGTCTAGAAGACAAGCCTCAATCTGAAAATCATACTCGCAGGGCAAAATTACCTGACGGACTTGTGATAGCTGCACATCACGATAATGATAATGATTTTACTGATGAGGAATGGGATAGTATCATTCGATTTGTAGAGTTTGTGAAAGATAAGAAAGATAAATAGACATCATGTATTATTTAGGAGGTTATTTATGGAAGTTCGTGAAAAATTGCAACAGTTTATTGCAAGAATACCAAAACTGAAAGAGTCAATATCAACAGAAGAAGCAACAAAAACTTCACTGATAATGCCTTTCTTTCAATTGTTGGGATATGATGTATTCAATCCACTTGAGTTTATTCCAGAGTTTACTGCAGATGTGGGCATTAAAAAGGGTGAAAAGGTGGACTATGCAATAGTTATAGAAGATGTTCCTACTATCCTAATAGAATGTAAGCCCTGCTCATCTGATCTAAACAAGTACACATCTCAGCTTTTCAGATATTTTGGCACTTCCACTGCAAAATTCGCCATATTAACTAACGGTATTCAATATAAGTTTTTCACAGACTTGGAAGAACCAAACAAAATGGATCCATCACCTTTTTTAACTATAGATTTATTAAATTTGCGAGATAGAGATTTAAATGAGCTACTAAAGTTCACTAAAAGCAATTTAGATGTAGTTGCCATACTTGATTCTGCTGAAAATCTCAAATATGGACTTCTCATCAAGGAGTGGTTTGCAAGTCAACTATCAACGCCAGATTCAGATTTTATAAGACTAATTCTAAATAGTATTTATGATGGAGTAAAAACTCAAAAGGTAGTTGATTCCTTTGCTCCGATTATTTCAAGGTCTTTAAATCAATATATTAACGATGTAATTAACGAAAAATTAAAGACTGCTTTGAATACCAACGAGTCGGAAGACGCTGCGGAATCTAACACTATAAGCCAATCTAAAAAAGAAGAATCAAAGATAATAACTACTATTGATGAATTAGAAGCATTTGCGATTATTAAATCTATTCTAAGAAATGAAGTTGATCCATCAAGAATTTTCTATAGAGATACTCAAAGCTACTTTGGCATACTCTTAGATGATAATAACCGAAAATGGATTTGCAGAATAACGGCTAAAGACACACTATTGTTTTTCACTATTCCGGATGAAAATAAGAAGGAAATAAGATACAATCTCAATAATCTAAATGACTTATATAAATATTCGACAGAGATTGTGAACGCTTGTAAAAAATATATCAACTAAATTTATATAAGAGGGGGTGGTTGGTATGGTTATTGGAGCAGATAATTTAAGCGAATATGAAAGGCTACTCGCTCTAGCAGAAGACGAAAATATTAATGTTCATGAAAATTATGATCTAGGCAGTAACAGGCTTAAAGGTCTATACTGTGATGGCAACATAGCTCTATCATACAATCTTGAAAATACTTCTGGTAAGACTTGCATACTAGCAGAAGAGCTAGGGCATTATTATACTGCCACAAAGAATATTTTAGACTTATCAGATGTGGAAAAGTTTAAACAGGAGCGTAAAGGTCGAATCTGGGCTTATGAGAAGCTGATAACAAAAGAAGCTATTGACGTAGCTTTCAGGAGTGGATGCCGGGAGTACTGGGAAGTTGCAGAGTATTTAGATATGGACTGTGAATTTTTATATCACGCTATGATCTATTATGGTTATATTGATGTTTGATATATAATGTGAAAAGAGAGAGTTTTTAGTTGTAACTATTTAGAGAGAGGATTTCAAAATGAACAAAAGCAAGGTAGCCCTATTGGCTCTGATAGCTCTGATTTTGGGAGTTGTTTATGCCGCATATGTAAATTACTATTTTTTTGTAGCCACGCCGACTGACGGAGACTCTGCTGAAGCTATTGGTGGAATGTTAGCAGGTGCATTAGTGACACCACATATAGTAGTTGTGTGCATTGCCGTTGTTATGAATGCATTAGGCTTTTTTATGTATCATCGAGGATTTATTCTGGCAGGAGCAATATTATATGTAGTTGCAATTGCTTTAATGCCAATTTACTTTATGTTTACATTATTGCAGGGAATTTTACTATTCATAGCATTTGCGAAAATGAAAAAGAAAGAATAACTTAATTATAAACAAAAAGCTCCTGTTTCGCCATTCTTCATATAGTGAAGAGGGTTACTACAAGAGCGTTATAATAGGCTGTCTATACGTACAACCAAGTTAGCACCTTTAGTATAACATAGATAGCCTTTAATTTTCAATGGCTATTTTTTTATGCGAAAGGAGAGAATTATGGCAAAGAAAAAAGGAAGTGGTCAAGGATCTATATTCAGGACAGCAAACGGAAAATGGCGTGGACAAATCTTAATTGGCGGAAAAAGACGAAGTTTTACTGCTAAGACTAAGTCGGAAGTGGCAGAAAAAATGGCGACAGCTAAAGTGGATTATATGCGAGGCGCTTTTGTTTCGCCTGATAATATTAACTTTAAGGAATTTGGGGAAATGTGGCTTAAAACGGTTAAGGAGCCAATGGTATCTGAAAATACATTTTATAGAATTAGAAATATTTTCAAATTTCACATATTTCCAATTTTAGGTGCGAAGTATTTGAGAGACATCGATAAAACTGACATAAGGAAATTGGCAGAATATTTAGCTTATAAAAATTTAAGTATCAGCTTTGCTAAAACATGTATTATAAAAACTCGGGAATTGTTGGAATACGCAATTAAAGAGCAGTTACTTGCTCACAATATAGCTAAATCAACAGATGTATCACATATCCTCGCAAGATGTAAACCGATTAAAGAAGTGTCATCATACGATATGGGCACAGCTAGGAAGATTTTAGATCATGCTAAGAAACACAGGAAATACGCTATATTTTATATACTTCTGCAAACTGGTATGCGTATCGGCGAAGCTAGTGCATTAACTTGGGACGACATAGATTTTAAAAATAAGACAATTAAAATTGATAAAATACTTATATATGTACTAGGTCGTGGGCTGAGTGTCGAGGATAGGACTAAGACTAAATCAGGAAAAAGAACTATATCTATTACTGATTCACTATGCAGATTTTTAAAAGAATTGAAAAAAATAAGCAATTCAAATAAGATCTTTGCAAATAGTAAGAATAATTATGACTCACAAATGAATTACAGAAAAAATTGGATTAGATTTTGTGCTGAGCTGAATATTGAATACAAAAACATGCATGCATTAAGACATACGTGGGCTACCCTTACGATTTCTGCAGGGGCGAATATAAAAGTTGTTTCTAAAATGCTAGGGCACAAAAATGTGTCAACAACAATGAATATTTATCAAACGGTTTTAAAGGAGCATCAAGAAGAGGTTACAAGTAAAATGGATGCTTTATTTTCAGAATAA